GAGGAGCGTTATATTATTTCTTTAAATATCAGCGGCTTAGGGGCAGGAACCTCATCGGACTCTTCGTCTGTTGTAAACGGAAACTATATTTTGCTCGGACAAGATGCTGGAGTAAATGGAGCAGTAGCTGGAACTAATATCTATTATAATCCAACCCAAGGAGCTACAGTTTCTGGTAGTATTTTTAATACTACTGTTATATATAAAAGAACAAGCACAAGTCGATGGGAAATTGAAACATTTAGCAGTATTTTAATAAATGCAGACGGTACGTTTTCTGTATTAGCAGGCACTGGCAATACGATCTTAGTTGAAGCTGATACTGTCAAAAAAGACAATCCATCTGAGGTTGTGACTTGGACTTTAACGTCTACCCTAGTATCTGGCACTCCATTAATTGTAGACAAACAGATGATTCCCTATGCCCAAACAGGCAGGGATACTATTGGTAGTTTCAATCGCATTCATCGCAAAAAAGCATTCTTTAATCAGTCCGCTGTTGAGTACGATTTCTTCGTAGATTTCGATGGGGCTAATATTTTAAATATTACTAGCACGACTGACAATTCAGCATTTGTTACTTACAAGAAGCAGTTCACTCCGTTTAGTATTACTGTTTCCGATCCAGTTGTTGTATCGGACTTCACTGGTAGCACCGTTGAGGTCCCTGCGGAGTTCTTTGCTTACATTGCTCATGCAACCTACGCTGACTTCCTTCGTATGGACGGGCAGACTGACAAGGCATTCGCTGAAGAAAACACAGCTTCAGGTGCTTTAGCCCTAGAACTAGAGAAGGTTGATATAATTTCTAATAATAATACCGTGAACAAACGGTTCTCTACTTATGTAAATCGGCAATCCCGATAGCATTCAACCCCTGTGATATAATACGCAATTATGGCAAGTTCAAGAAATAACGCACTGGAGTTCAGCTCCGTAGGTTCAATAGTAATCAATGCTGCTGACGGTGCAACCGCTGGTACGTTTGGAGCTATCCAGTTCCTGAAGGATTCAACCCTTTCAGCATTGACCGCTACTAATGTAGAAAATTCTGCCGACCTCCTTACATCCTTTGGAGCAGGTACAATTATATATGGTAACTTTACTTCCGTAACCGTAAGCGGTGCGGGCAGCTTAGTGCAACTACACAAGGTCTAATATGCATATTAGCCTTGACTCAGCCCTGGGTCAGCAGCGCAGGCTGAACTCAGTAGGAGAGAGCATCACACAGATTGCTCCTGATCCTGCGGCGGCATACAGCCTCCGTAGTCTTACTGGTGGTGATCCCAAGGTTGTGCGTGTGCGCCGTTCAAGCAACGATGCAGAGCAGGACTTTACAGCATCAGCAGTGTCTTCTGGGGAATTAGTTAATTTTGTAAATGAAATACAAACCTTAGGGACGGTTACTAATTCTTCAGGTAACAATGGTTTTACCTTAACGAATGCAAGCTCCACCGGGTTTACAGCTACTACCGATACGGCAACTGGAGTTTGCGGTTGGGCTTATACTGCTGAGTCAGGAGATAAAATTACGGTTTCGTTTGATGCCGTTATTCGGTCAGGAACCCCTCAGTTTCTTCCAAGGAGGGCAACTGCTTTGTCTGGTAGCAATTTAGCAAGTGTAGTTTCTGACTCTCCTCTTTCAGTCAATTCAACTGGCTCTTACTCGTTTGAATTTACATACGACGATAACCAGGCGGGTTCATTAACATTCTCAGAAGGAGACGATAATGCTGACTTTGATATTAGTAACTTTCAGGTAACTGTATTCAAGGGAGCGGGTCTTGTAGAGACTTGGTATGACCAGTCAGGTAATGGCAATGATGCTGTGCAAGCAACTGCTTCATTACAGCCTAAAATTGTTAATGCTGGTTCTTTGCTTGCAGATGGCGTTACTTTTGATGGTACAGATGATGTTTTAACTTCTATTAATTCATCTTTGACAAATTATACTTTTGCTGGAGTTTATACAGTTAAGACGATTACTGATAATACTGGGTTCTTGGGCAAAGGGGCTGGCGCAAGTGATCGTGAATTTTTTGTTCGGATGAAGTCAGACGGGAAGGTTGAACATAGGGTGTATTCAACAGGTTCAGCTTCTACTTTTGATACAATTGCATCTTCAGCATCTGCTATATCTGCGGATACAACTGCACTTATAGCTGGATCATTTAACGGTAGCACAAATGCTATACGCCTTGATATAGATGACACAGTGCTAACAGCCACTTCGTCCGTTGGTTTATATGCAGCAACCTCCAATTTAACTATACCAAGTGCATTGGGCAGTGAAGCTCATACAGCCATAGCAGAGTTGTTGTTTTACAATACAGACGAATCAGGCAAACTTTCAGACATTAAAACTAACATCAACAGTCATTACTCAATATTCTAATGCTCTATCTAATATACGCAAGCAAAGAAGCCGCCATTGAGCGAGCAGACGAAGAAGGTAAGGAGATTGGCTTTGATTACTGGGTCGAAGACAACGGGATAGGCACACGCTGGCTTACTTACCCTGCCGAAACCATTGACCACACCTGGGCATTGGACGTAACGGACTACGACCTAGATGATTCCGAGAAGGCATCAACCGTTGATCACTACACACCTCTGCCTGACCCTGACGAAGACTAAATGCTATGCAAGATATTATCTACAGATCAACAATTGGAACAGGTGGATTCTTTGCCACCATTGGACTATCGCCTGTGAATGAAATACTTGGCTTCTGCGTTGGTCTAGCAACCTTCATCTATATGTCCGTATCCGCAATCAAGGTAATCAAGGAACTCAAAGACAAATGACAACAGAACTCATAGCAATGCTAGGAGGAGGAGCCTCTGGTTTTATCTTTAAACTGATTGGACAGTTGGTTTCCAACCAGCAAAGCACTGTGGACTCCATGATCAAGAAGCAAGCAGCCGCTGACGAAAGTCACCAGAAAGCCGCCACAAGGGGCGGTGAGTGGGTCAGGAGGGTCATAGTATGCACTGTCCTGTTTGCGGTCGTTGTAGCCCCCTTTTTGTTGGCTCACAGCCCTGAGGGAGTTACCGTAGGGCAGGAGACATCTTCCTTCTTTGGATTATTCAAGGGAATCAAGTATCAGACCCTAAACGGTTACCTTATACTACCAGAGGTTCGTCAAACAGTTTTAGCCATTGTCGGATTCTACTTCGGCTCCTCAACCATTAAATGAATGAAGTTATACAAATCATTGCATCCCTCTGGCCCATCGGCATTGGCGTTATTACGCTCATCATCGTGCTAGCCCGGATGCACTACAACCTAGAAGCCCTTACAGAAAAGGTAAAAGTCCTATTTGATTTTCACAATAAAAGAAAGAAATAATTATGAAGTGCTGCATCTGCAAAACTAAAGATACATTTATCAGTAAGGTAAAATCCGTCGCATCCAAGCTTGTAGCCTGGGTCAAATCAGTAATCAAATAAAGGAAAGATAATATTATGCCAATGGGAAAAGGAACATACGGAAGCAAAGTAGGTCGTCCATCAAAAGCTGCTAAGGCTAAGGGGATGAAGAAGATGGCTATGAAAAAGAAGAAGAAGTAATGCCATTTAGCAAATACAGTCCAAAACAGAAGAAGATAGCTAGGGTTGCTGCACCTCGTAACAAAATTACCGGGGCTGACTTCAAAGTATTAAAGAAATCAAATGCACAGAAAAATACTAACCGTCGCAAGAAAGCTTGAGCAAGCATCGAAGGCTCACGCCGGGCAAGCGAAGCTACTCAAATCACTCGTAAAGAATGGCAAAAAAAGCAAAAAGCGGGGGTAAGATATGCCCTGAAGGTAAGGCTTGGGCGAGACGGACGTTTGACACGTATCCGTCCGCTTATGCCAACATGGCTGCATCTAAGTATTGCAAGAATCCTAACTATGCAAAGAAGTCAAAAGGTGGTAAACGCAAGGGAAGATAATGGCTCAACTCAAACAATGGCGAGAACAGAACTGGGTAAGGATAGGCACTGATGGATCGATCAAAGGCCCTTGCGGAACGTCGAAAGATAAGAAGAACCCTGACCGTTGCTTGCCTAAGAGAAAGGCTCTCAGCCTCACGAAAGCAGAAAGAGCAAGCACTGCTAGAAAGAAAAAGAAGGCAGGAGCTAGGGGAAAGACAGTTGTAGCTAATACACCCAGAGCAAAGGTAAGAAGTCAATGAGGAAGGAACACAAGAGCAAGCAAGGAGGACTTACCGCTGCTGGTCGTGCTTACTTCAAGCGCAAGACAGGTGCGAACCTCAAGGCTCCGGTCACGGAATCCAACCCCAAGGGTAAGAAGCTAGCCCGAAAGAAATCATTTTGTGCCAGAATGTCTGGCGTTAAAGGTCCAATGAAGGACAAAAAAGGTAGACCAACACGGAAGGCACTAGCCCTGAAGCGTTGGAAATGTTAATCAATGCAGGAGTACAGGTCATACGCTAGCTTAGATGACCGCATCCTCAATGACGGGGATGTAGGCTTTGTTGGGTTCAACAATAGGCTTAGACCTGATCAGCTACAGGGTGGGATGCTGGCTGATGCCCAGAACGTCCGCTTTGATCGCAACGGTGAAGCACAGGTCCGCAAGGGTATCGAGGTCATTGAGGCCCCGTTTGCCGTAGGTGGAGATGTCCTTCGACTGCCTACTACAGCAGAGATTGGCAACGGAAGCACGGCGATGCTCCCTACAACCATTGAGTCAGCTACCCTTACAAATAGTGATAGTCGTGCAAACATTGTTATTAATGACCCAGCTGTTGAGGCTGGGCATATATTTGCAGCGGACGATGTTGTAGCCATAGAGGGTCTTGGTTTTACTACAGTTGACCCTAATTCCGTTGCCCCTACAAGTGATCCATTAGTAATTACTTCATTAAAAACTTTAGTATCCGTGACTGATAACGGAGATACCAAGACATTAAAATACGCTCTATCAGGTAGCGATGAAACCTACACAACTCCAATTGTTCTGCCGCAAGCATTACCATTTACTCTGAATACTAATACGACCCAGGCCGTTATTGGGTTCAACATGGTCCTTGACCAAGGGGCAGTCACCGAAGTCTATGCGAGTACTGATTTCAGTGACCCCAATGAGAACGCAAGTCAGTACATCCTCATTGCCTCCAATCTAAAAGTTGTTGCTAAAAACCTAGCTACTGAAGGCACTGTAGAGATTGCTTACCCATCGGGCGAAACTGTGCCGCCTGCGTCATCAATGCTCCAAGCATTCAACAAGGTATTCATCTTCCGCAAGGGTCAAGTCGCTTTGGAGTGGGATGGTTCTTTTAGCTCCGTTGCACCAGGTGACTATGAGATAGGTAAAACCTATACAATAACCTCACTGGGTGCATCTCCAGCCTTTACAGGAATCGGTGCTTCAGCAAACACTATAGGCGTTACCTTTACTGCTCAAGGCGCAGGATCAGGCACTGGTACAGCTACCTCTGCGTTTTCAAAGGTAGCAAGCGGAACCTATACACAACCCACTTCTATTACTTCTTCTGTTAAAGATTTTTCTATTACCAATTCGGTTGGTTCCTTGCACACTTCTCAGTCATTTGCTGTTGGTAATGATATTATTATAAGTGATGATGGCCCTACGGCTTCCTGCGGATTAATAGTACCATCAGAATTTGCTGTCCAAAAAGTATTTTCCGCAGGTAACACTGTTAATGTTACTGGAGTCGCAGTAAGCGGTACTACTATTACAATTACAGCAGCGTCACACGGTCTCTCTTTAAATCAACCTATTACTTTCGCAGATTTGGATGCTGGATTAAATGGCAATAATGCCGTCTCAAAGGTTAATAGCAGTACTGAATTTGAAGTAGAGGTTGCAACAACATTTACTGCATCCGACGTGACTGGAACCGTAGCTCCAGCAGCGGGTATTAATTTTATTGTATCTCCTGAATCAATTAAAGATGCCAAAACGCCAGCCGAGGTTCGTGCATCGAATCCAACTTTTATAAAACGAGTATCTGTAGGCCTTGGATTTAGCCATATGCCAGCCCCTGAGTTCGCTGTGTATCATCAGCGCAGGTTGGTCATGCCGTTTCAGTTTTCGGTCAATGAGAGCGTGAACTCATATACATCAAGGGGAATCATCGATGAGGTCATTGCTTCAGATATTCTTG